CGCTCTTCCGATCTTCCAGAGCTTGCCGGTGTAGTCCGCCGGCAGTTCATGGGGCTCGTAGCCCTCGGGCAATGGCCCCTTGAGCTGCCCTGTCATGTCCGAGATCTGCAGCAGCACGAGCGTGAGCTGAGTCGTACGGGCGTCCAGGCGGGCGCGTAGCGCCTCGACCTGGGCCTCAAGTTTTGCAATACGCTTGGCGTCAGTCATCGGTAGATGTTGCAGGCAAAGCACTCGCCGC